CGGGGACATGGGAGTGGTACTGGTTGCAGAATCGAGTTGAGGGCATCGCTTCCTATTTCACTAGTGTCACCGCCACAGGTAATGCGAACCACAACAGTGCGTCTGACTCTTGTGGTATTCGCTTGGTTTTTCTCTTATCTTAAACTATCACCCCCTTGTGGGGCGAGTTAATCAAAACGAAGGAGGTGAAAAAATGTTAAAAGAGATTAGAGAATCACGCGGGATGTCCCAACAAGATTTGGCTGACAAAACTGGTATTCCAAAACGCATGATTCAAGCGTACGAACAAGGATATCGCAACATTAATGGCGCGAAACTGTCCACACTGTTGACGTTTGCGAATGTGCTGAATTGCCAAATAGATCAGATCGTGACCGATGAATCATTGATCGCGAGAATCAATAAACATCGAGAATATATCGAGGAGGTAGAGCATGAGGCTGATTGATGCTGATGCGCTGATACAGAAGCGCATCCACGCTAAAAACTATTCGCCCGATATGTATGTGATAGGTCAAGGATATGTGATGGATGCTCCAACAGTTGACGCTGTGCCTGTGGCGCGTGGGGAGTGGGTAGAAGCGAAGTCTGGCGTGATGAGCGTGTGGCCGTCTGGACAGGTGATGTGTAGTGTATGCGGACAACGAATGCCTAGCCAGTGGAAAAAGATGCCGCCGTACTGCTATGGGTGTGGCGCGAAAATGGAGGACAAGTCATGATAAATAATTCGCTATTTACTACAGGTAAGGATGATTGGGAGACGCCACAAGGCTTTTTTGACAATCTCAATAATGAGTTTAACTTTACCCTTGACCCTTGCTGCACCAAAAAAACAGCGAAGTGTAAAAAATACTACACGCCGGAAGATGATGGACTTTCAAAGAGTTGGCAAGGCGAGACGGTTTTTTGCAACCCACCATATTCAAGCGGCAAGCAAGACAAATGGATTAGAAAATGCCACGAAGAAGCACAAAAGCCAAACACAACGGTGGTCGCATTGCTGCCAGCCAGAACTGATACGGTGCGGTTTCACGTTTACATATTAGGAAAGGCGGAAATTCGCTTTGTGAGAGGCCGACTAAAATTCGGTGGGAGTAAAAATTCTGCGCCGTTCCCGAGCATGATTGTGATTTGGAGGAAGAGCAATTTATGAAATCAATAAACATCGAGGAAATATCGGTTGATTCAAATTTTCAGATTATTTTCGCAACTTGTCGTTGACATTCGGGGTTGATTTGGTGTATTGTGTAGGTGCAATCAAAAATTGCAAAAGTAATTAATAATTGAACGAAAGGAGGTGAACAACGTGGTTGATTTGAGAGCCAAGCGCGAGGCGAAAAACATGTCGCAGCAACAATTGGCGGACGAGGTCGGGATATCACGTCAAGCGATTTCCAACATTGAGATTGGCACGGCGAAACCCGATGTCAAACATGCAATAATCATTGGTCGCGTGTTGGAATTCAATTGGGTGTTATTTTATGACGACGAAATTTCTGGTTAAAGTACACGGAAAACCAAACTATGGAACGACTTTATTTAAACAGGAGGAGACATTTATGGCAAATATTTACGAACTGACAGAGTCAATAAATCTGCTCTGGGATCTCATGGATCAGGGTGAACTCGACAGCGATGTTCTGATTGATACCATGATGAACTCACAAGAAGACCTGAAAGATAAATTGGAAGGCTACTGCAAGTTCGTCAAGCAGATGGAGTCGGATATTAACGGAATTGATACCGAGATCAAGAGACTTCAGGACAGGAAGGCAGTTCTCAAGAACACGATCGAGAGATCCAAGAAGGTTATGCAAATGGCTATGGAGACAGCCGGCGAGAAGAAGGTCAAGGGTCAGATCTTCACAATCTCCATTCAGGCTAATCCCGAGAGTGTAGTCCTTGACGAATCGTACATCGAGAACATTCCACCAGAGTATTTGAGGGTTAAAGACCCCGAGATCGATAAGGCGAAGCTCAAGGAAGACTTGAAGAACGGAGTCAACCTTGAAGGAATCGCGCACCTCGAACAGAACTACGGATTAAGAATTAGATAAGGAGGTACAAATGGCAATTCCTATTCAGACAGGAAAGATTGAGACGGCAAAGAAGGTCGTGATCTACGGTCCCGAAGGCATCGGCAAGTCTACTCTGGCTTCGAAGTTCCCTCGCCCGGTATTCATCGACTGCGAAGGTTCCACCAATGAGCTCGATGTCAGCCGATACCCTGCTCCACTCACTTGGGACGAGATTCTTGCATTCATTGACGATGCAGTCAAGAACCACACCTGTGACACACTGATCATCGACACGGCTGACTGGTGCGAGCAGTTCTGCACCAAGTACACATGCGACAAGTTGAACGTGAAGAACATTGAGGACATCGGCTACGGCAAAGGGTATCAGTATCTCACACAGAACTTCACGGAACTTCTGAAGAGATGCGATGCCCTGATCGCTAACGGGATCAACGTGGTCTTCACTGCTCATGCTCAGATGCGCAAGTTCGAGCAACCCGATGAGATGGGAGCATACGACAGGTGGGAGATGAAGCTGTCGAAGAGAAACGCTCCACTCTTGAAGGAATGGGCAGATCTCGTGCTTTTCTGCAACTACAAGACGACCGTGATCACGGATCAGAAGTCCAATTCAAAAAAAGCAACAGGTGGAACGCGAAAGATGTTCACCACTCACCATCCCTGTTGGGATGCGAAGAACCGCTACGGACTGCCCGAAGCCATGGACATGGACTTTGAAGGCATCGCACACCTCTTCAAGATTCCTATTGTGGCGCATAGTCCGGCACCTGAAGGCAAGGATATGGACTGGACAGACGGGATCACGAAGAAGGAGAAACTTCCCAAGGCGAAGACCAAGACCTCAGACCCGAGGGAATTCGAACTGGCTATGCTCGTTAATGGTCTCACCATGGAACAGGTACAGGCATTCTCGGAGGCGAAGGGTAACTTTCCGGGGATCGACCCATTGAATTACCCACAAAAGTACAAGGATGCTCTTATGCAGCTCGATAATATTGAGAGAATAAAAAAATTTGTAAAGGAGAACGAAAATGGCTAAGGAAAGAATCACAGAGGTAGATCAGGATTTGGATTGGGATTGTGGCATCAGTGCAGATGTTAAGACAGGATCGGTGGAGACTCCACCTGTCGGAGACTATGACTTCACGGTAACGAACTTCGAGAAGACTATCTCTAAGACAGGCAAGAAGACGGCGAAGCTCACTCTAGCTCTTGATGTGAACGGACAGGTATACTTGAGAGATGTTTATCTCGTTCTCACGACAAACGCGCTCTGGAAGATCGCGACATTCCTCGAGTGTGTAGGTCTCAAGAAGAAGGGTGTTGACATTCCGCAGATCCCCTGGGGCAAGGTCCTCGGTTCTGAAGGCCGCTGTCACCTCATTCACGAAGAATACAACGGATCGCAGGTCGGATGTGTCGCCCAGTTCCTTGAGAAGAAATCGACAGTGGCTTCCAAGGCGAAGACCGCACCTGTTGATGATGACGATATGCCCTTCGAGCTCTGATGCCGTATGGACGATCTGAAAAATTTACAAAACGCTTTATATTCCATAAAGCCATCAGATCTGACCTACGAGGAGTGGCTGAACGTCGGCATGGCCTTGAAGGACGAAGGCTTGTCGGTCAATCTCTGGGATGATTGGTCTCGTTCAGATTCCCGCTACGAATACGGAGTCTGCGCGAACAAGTGGAGATCTTTTTCCGGCTCCGGTGTCGGGGTCGGAACGATCTTCCACTACGCGGAGACCTATGGTGATTGGTCGCGAGGTCGCGATCTGGACTGGGACGATGGTATATATGAAAGTGACTACTATCACGAAGTTCTCGATACCGAGAAGAAACCGGACGAACAGCCATGGGAGATGACTCTTCGCTACATCGAGATCATGTATCAACCAGATGAACCGGTGAACTTTGTGGTCAATTCCGAGTTTCAAGAGAAGAGAGGCAAATGGACACCGATTGGGAACGGAGCTGTCCGCAAGGCGAAGGACATCATCAAGGACCTCAATAAGTACAAGGACCTCGAATATGCTTTCGGCACGATCAACACCGAAGCAGGCGCATGGATCCGTCACAATCCTTCCACAGGTTCTCGTGATGAGAATGTAGTACGCTTCGATCACGTTCTCGTAGAATCCGACAACCTCTCCATTGAAGAGCAGAAGAAGCTGCTCATCAATCTGAAGCTGCCGATCTCGGCATTGATTGAGTCCGGTGGGAAATCTGTTCATGCTTTGGTAAAGGTACAGGCAAAGGATGCTCAGGAATATGATCAGAGAGCGAAGTTCCTCTTCGACTATCTCTCGAAGCATTCCTTCGTCGTGGACTCTGCCAACAAGAACCCTGCGAGACTCTCTCGACTTCCGGGAGCGATGCGCGATGGTAATTTGCAGAAATTGCTCGCGACGACCATAGGCTGCGCGTCCTGGGATGAATGGATAGATCACATCAATGGTGTTGATGATGATCTTCCTGAAATCAAGTCTGCTCGTGATATGTTTGACAACCCGACTCCCGAGCCTCCCGCCATTATTGAAGGTGTGCTCCGGAAGGGTGCGAAGATGATCTGCACAGGCGACAGTAAGTCAGGCAAGACGTGCCTGCTCACCAACTTGGCGATCTGCATTGCGGAAGGCTGGGACTGGCTTGATCACAAGTGCATGCAAGGCAAAGTTCTCTACATCAACATGGAAGTCATGCAGTCCGACTTCGAGATCAGGTACAGATCTGTATATAAGGCATACGAGAAGCCTGCTACAGAGCAGGGCAAGAACAACTTTGAGTACTGGAACCTGCGAGGCAAGGCAGAAACGCTCGAGAAGCTCGCCCCGAAGATCATCAGGAGATGCCGTAGCAAAGATTATCTTGCGATCATCGTCGACCCAATCTATAAGGTGCAGGGCGGTGACGAGAACAGCGCAGAGGCTATCGGTAAATTCTGCGCACTCTTCGATAAGATCGCTGAGGAGACGGGTGCTTCGATGATATACGTACACCATCACGCTAAGGGTGCATCGGGCACAAAGAAGGCGATGGACCGCGGCTCTGGATCTGGAGTGTTTTCCCGCGATGCCGATGCCATCATTGACTTCTCCGGTCTCGTACTGGATTCTAACGCTAAAGAATTGCTCAGGGCCCTGGTCAACACAGAAGATGAGCCGATACCGCTACGGATGGAAATAGTCTTGAGGTCATTCCGCTCACCTGCTCCAGTGAACATGTTCTTCGAGTTCCCGCTACATGTTATCGACACTACAGGCCTACTCGAAAGCGCAGCTATCGAAGGTTCAGGAGAGGCGAACAGGATGCAGTCTCCGAACAACCAGAGGTCAGACGCAGACAAGAAGGGGATCGTGGATGAATGCTTCGATGCAGTTGTGAAACCCGACGGGACGGCTAAATTAGCGGACATGTATAACAGTCCCGTATGTAATGTCGGACGCGATACATTTAAGCGATACGTGCTTAAATTTTCCGAAGATTATGTTATAAAAGATGGCGTTGTTAGGAAATTGTAAACTGTTGCTTAACGGGGAATTCCCGTTGCGCAAAAGGTTGCGCAAAAACTGTTGCTTGACGGGGAATTCCCCGTTGCGCAAAAAATGCGCAGTGCGCAAAAATTGCGCAAAAGTTGCGCAAAAACTGTTGCTTGACGGTATATATATATGTTGCGCACTACGTGCTTACCTTCGCGATTATATGCGCGGCTTCGAAAAGCCGCCGCGCAATAATCACTCAAGCGAATACCCCGTTAAGCAAATTTATCAGAGGAGAATATATGCCAACGATTAAAGAATATACCGACAACTATGTCAGATGGCGCGAGATGCTTCGACAGAATGCGGAGAGGATTGCGAGGTCGTCAGAGGTCAGGTCTACACTCAACAAGTCTGCTGACTCTGCTCCCCTCGACGAACTTCTCATCATGGCTGTCAACTGCATCGCAGATCTGACGAACGATGAAGCATTCAGGACACAGGTCATCGAGAAGATAGAGAGGAGATCCAACAGATGGTAATTCATATTAGACTGGATGGGAACCCGTCATCCGTCACTCAACAGCAGAAAGGCGAGTCGATCATTAACGGACGCATCCACCACTACGAGAAGAAGAATGTCAGAGAAGCGAAGAACGCTCTCAGATGGCAGCTCAAACCATACGCACCCAAGGAACCGCTTACCGGTCCGATATCTCTCAAGGTGGAATGGAGATTCGAATTGAAGCGGTGCCGGAAGATAGCATGGAAGGTCACGAGAGCAGATCTGGACAACCTTGAGAAGGGTCTGCTAGATGTCCTGACTGATATGAAGTTCTGGAACGATGATGCGCAGGTTTGTATGAAGCATACCTCCAAGAAGGAAGTCCCACCTGGAGAAGGGTTCCTTGAGATAGAGATTAGACAGATCGGAGGTTAAGACATGACGTTCAAGGAATTAAAGGATAAGTTCTATGACTTGCGCGACCACAGAGCGGTCAGACGTTCGCTCATACGCTCTCTTGCAGAGCTGGAACAGAACGGGCTGTCTTCCGTCAGCTCTGGCGCGGTTGACTACTCGGCAGTTCATGTCCAGAAGACTCCTGATACGGATGCAAGGCTTATCAATGCCATAGCAAAAGTGGACCAGGAACGACAGAAGATATTAGACAAGCTCGGCAAGCTGCAGGCCGACGACGAGAAACTGGAGCGCTTGATCTACGATGAGCCCGGCATAGAAGGCGAGATCTTAAGGCTCTTCTTCCTTGAAGGCAAGCCGATGGAACCTATTAGCTCCGCCGTCGGCTACTCATCAAGACACTGCTGGCGCTTGACGAAGAGCACACTTTACAGAATCTATATAAGGGAGGGGTACGACAATGAAATGGAAGTGTCTTGAATGTGGCGGTGTGTTTGACCAGTTCAAATATCGCTATGACAGTTCACCGCTAGGTGATGACGAGAGCGTATGTCCTTGCTGTGGTGCGGTAGAACCGAGAGCCACGCGGATCGAGGAGGGCGAAGATGAACAATAAAGCGAAAGACGTCTACTCGAAGCTAGCCAGAGCCAACTATGGCGATGCGAAGTGGGTGCATGAGATGGTCCTGTATGTCCTTCGTTCTGAAGATCCAACTATCAGACAGATGAATATGCAGAAGTTAAGGACAAGACTGTCGTGGTCGGTCAAGCGCAAGCACATCACGATGGAAGAAGCAAAAGAGTACTACAAGGAGGTAACAGGCGTAAGATGGTACGAGAAACATTTCGTCAAGATCACAGAAGAATACGGGCACGACTAAAAGATGTCATAGTATGTCACTATATTTAGTGCTAATATAATAGTGTCTAAATTTACTCATACATAGATAAGTTTCTTGCCACCGTCTCTCCGTAGGATGGTGGTTTTCTTTTGGAGGTATTATGGTCACAATCATCGTCCCGTTCAAGAATGCTGAACCGTGGATCAAGCGATGCGCTGACAGCCTTATGGCGCAAGACGGGGAGTTTGAGGTTATCTGGGTTAATGATGGCAGCGAAGACGGCTCTGATGGCATCGTGGCGGAATACGCATGCGATAAGTTCTCACTCGTCGACAACGAGGATATGAGAGGCGTATCCGGTGCTCGTAACACGGGACTCAAGCACGCACATGGTGACTGGATCACATTCCTGGATGCCGATGACGAGTATGCGCCATTCGCTATGAATGCGTTGAACGCAAGCATTCGTATGTATCCTGAAGCAGACCTTATACAGCTTAATCACGTCAGAGTGACATCGCAAGGAGTACAGATGCCGAGGATGTTCAATCCCAGAGGCAAGTATACGCTTGATCATCTGCCGAAGCTCTGGATGAGCACTTGCAACAAGCTGTTCAAGCGTGATCTGATCCGAGGGCTTGAGTTCATCGCGGGTCTCAATCATGGAGAGGATGAGCTGTTCGTTCTGAACTGTCTTGAGAGAGCGCGGGCAGTCTACTGCTCGGAGCACATAGCTCTCCATTATCACAAGGACAATCCCAGAAGCCTGTCAACAGTGACATCGTTCGATGATCTGGTTGACGAGCAGGGAGCTTTGCTGGAGTTCCTTGAGCTTCACCGTAACGACATCGAACTTTGTGGAGCGATCAGAATAAGACAGTCAGAACTGTGGAACAACGCAGTATATAAACGAACCTTCGGAGGCTGAACGAGTGAAATATATCATTTGCTGTGGCGGAACTTACGCCAAATGGGACAGACCTAAACATCTGACCGAACTAAAAGGCGAGCCATTAGTCGCGAGAACGATCAGACTGTTGAGAGAGAATGGGATCACTGATATAGCGATCAGCTCAAACAGTGAGCTTTTTGAGCAATTCGGCGTTCCTGTTCTGCACCATGACAATCCATTCACTCTTCCGAAAGACGGAAGAGTGAAAACACCTTGGCTTGACGCCTTCTATCCGATGGACAAGCCTGTTTGTTATATCTTTGGTGACGTAGTGTTTTCCCCCGAAGCTATTAAGACCATCGTGGAGACACAGACGGACAACATTGAGTTCTTCGCATCGGCGAAACCTCTGCCAAGGATTTATCCGAAGGACTGGGCAGAACCTTTTGCCTTCAAGGTGAAAGACACGGAACAGTTCTTCAATGCGATCGAAGCAACTAAACAATACGACGAACAGGGACTGTTCAACAGACAGCCGGTCGCCTGGGAGCTATGGCAAGTCATAAAGGACACACCGCTGAACAAGGTAGATTACACAAACTACACGGTCATAAATGATTACACTTGTGACATAGATGAGCCGAAGGACATTAAGCTTTTTGAGAGGTTTGTATGAACAGGGACATAGTTTATATCCTCAAGGATGACATAGCGACAGAAGAACTTCGATACAGCCTCCGAAGCGTTGAGCAGAACTTTCCTCATCGCTTCGTCTGGTTCGTCGGAGGACAGCCCAAAGGACTGAAGCCGGACAGGTTGCTTCGGCACACTCAGTTCGGTGCGAATAAGTGGTTGAAGATCAAGTCTTCGATGCTCGAAGTTGTCAAGCAAGAAGAGCTCTCTGATGAGTTCTTCCTTTTTAACGATGACTTCTTTGTCACGGAACCCTTTGAAAAGGAGTTCGTGAACTTCACGGACAGGACACTGTCTGACAGAATAGAGGACTTTCGAAGAGAGAACCCTCACCTGAACAGATACGCAATGTCTTTAGTGCAGACTGAAGAAGAACTAAAAGCGCATGGTTATGGAACCTTGAACTTCGAGGTGCATATTCCGATGCTCTTCGAGAAGAACAAAGTTGAAGCAGCTCTTTGCAGTTGTTTCTCTCCGCAGATGAGAAGCATCTATGGGAACATAACGGGAAGCAAGGTGAAAGACCGAAGGGATGTGAAGGTCAACAGTCTCAACGATATTCCCTACGGAATGGACTTCGTGAGCACTAATGACAAGACATTCACTCAAGGCAATGTAGGACAGTATATTAGAGACTTATTCAAGGAACCGTCACGGTTCGAAGTATAGAAACGAGGTGCTTATGAGGAACAGACCAGACAAAGATGGGAAGGCCCACTCCTCCTTCGAGAAGGCGAAGAAGATAATATACGCCTCCCAGTCTAACTGCGCTATATGCGGTAGGCCTGTGGACTTCGACAGGAAGTTTCCTGATCTTTGGAGCGCGACAGTCGATCATATCATTCCGATATCCAAAGGTGGAGATCCTGCGAGTTTGAACAATCTCCAGTTAGCCCACCTGCAGTGTAACCGCATCAAGTCGAGCAAGATCGTTGCTCCTCAAGTAAAGGAGAAGTCGGTCAGCAATCGAGACCTGCCACTCTCGGTTGATTGGTCAAAGGCTTTTGAATAGGTAACAACACTCGGATAACTCGACGGAGTGAAAGCGGATCGTCCTATCCGTTTCCGAGTGCTCTTACATAGGACTAAACACGGAGGACAGTGTTATGTTAGTTGAACCTGAGTTTGTATCTGATGTTGTAAGAATGTATCAGTCTGGTATTAACCAGAAGGAGATAGTCGAGATTCTCGGAATATCGTATTGCCAATGTCGTTATTGGCTGAAGAAAAAGGGATTGTATGATCCGAAACGCAGGATACATAATACTATCTCTGCACAAGCCTACAATCTAGAATGTCGCCGTCAAGCGTTAGAGGAATTTATTAACGAACTTCACAATAGTGGCTTTGATTATCTCGGCGGATATGAGAATAAATACAGTAAAGTATATATTGTTTGTCTGTCTTGCGGAGCGGTATTCCAAAGAACGACTAAATACTGGACTTATCAGTGCCCAGAATGTGGTTTGCACGCAGAAGAGCTTCGAATGAAGCGCTTGTATAAAAGGCAAATTAAAAGAATTAGCTCTCATATTCGTTCTCGCTTGCTTAAACGCCAAAAGGAACGAAAAGAACAAGAACTGCTCGCAAAAGAATACCACAGATTATACGATGCGCACATCTGTGTATGGTGCAATAAGATATTCACTATTAAGGAATACGAAGATCGAGAGGGAAAAAGAAATGTTAATATCCTCTCTCATTGTTCGATTGAATGTAAAGAACAACACAAGAAGTTCATATTAAAGAAAAGCAGAGTTCACGGACATCATAGGAAGAGGGCCCGCAAGTACGGAGTTGAGTACATCCCCGGAATCACTCTGGAGAAGTTAGTCAAACGAGATGGTTTGACTTGCGCATTGTGCGGCGGCCTTTGCGATTGGAACGATAAAAGATATGGCGATTGTGGTCCGCTTTATCCGAGCATCGATCATATCACGCCTATATCTAAAGGCGGAGCCCACACGTGGGATAATGTACAAGTTGCTCACTTCGAATGTAATTCTGCGAAGCGAGATCGTCTCAATTACATTTGCGGAGCATAAAACGTCAAAATTCTTTTAGGGCATCGGTCCCCTCACTCTTGCTTGAATCACA